TGAGGGTTGCACCCTTTACAGTTCCGGAGGCTGTAATGTCGCTCGCAGCCACTGTGTTCGACCCAGCTAGGGTACCATAAAGGTTGGTCCCTGTGATGGTCGCACCCTTTACAGTTCCGGAGGCTGTTAGATCAGTTGTAGCCACCGTATTTGCCCCAGCTAGGGTACCATAGAGGTTGGTTCCTGTGAGGGTTGCACCCTTTACAGTTCCGGAGGCTGTTAGATCAGTTGTAGCCACTGTATTTGCCCCAGCTAGGGTACCATAGAGGTTGGTTCCTGTGAGGGTTGTACCTCTAAATGTAGTAGCATAGACACTTTCAGCGACCCCCAAACCACCTGAAACTATTAAAGCTCCATCTGTTGTGCTCGTAGCATCTGTGGTGTTCGTGATAGTCGTGATACCCACGGGGGTCATAATGAGCCTCGCGTTTGTTCCCACGTCCGATGCGTGGTTTGCGATATTGAAAGTGTCATTGAGTGAGTTGTCGATACCCACCGAGAAGGACTCACCTCCGTTGACACTAAAGGATGTCACTGGGTCTGCTGTAGTTCCAGTGGCTTCTAGGGTGACTCGTGCATCATTACCGTCACCATTGACGTACAGACCACCAGCGGATGTCGCCATGACGTGTACAGGTGTAGTGGCCGTGACAGTACCAACACCCACATGTGAGGCTGCGTAGACATTTGTTGTGTGAATGTTTGAAGCCACCCCCAAACCACCCAAAACCACAAGGGCGCCTCCACTCGTGGAAGTTGTATCTGTGGTATCTTGTACCCTCGCGTCACCCCCAACATCGAGGCTTCGTAGGGGTGTCCCCTCGTTGATACCAACATTGGAGGTACTCAAATCAACAAATAGGTTAGATGCAGCACCAACAGTCAAATCACCTGAAAGTGCCGAAGTTCCCGTCACGTAAATGTTTTCAGAAACAGTGATGTTGTTTTGTGTGACGAGATTACCAAGAATTTCCACTATAATTACATTTGCATCATCAAAAACGTGGTTTGCGGTGACGGTATTTTGTGTGTAACCGATTGTGAATGAGTAATCATGTGGATCATCGGGACCCACGGCAGCTCCGTGATGTATAAGACCGATATTCTTACCTGGATATTCCATGATAATACCGACATCAAGGTCATGCTCATTATTGTTGTTGGCGATACCGATAATACGGTCACTAATTATAAGAGAGTTGGATTCCACAGTATAGGAGTTACCGATGACTTCGACGTTTCCAAGAATCTGCAAGTCTGACGAAATGACAATAGTACCATTTGATCGAGTAATTAACGAATCTTCTAAAAAGTTTCCGGTACCCACGATAGGAAATTTATTAGGGGTGAGACCCCCAACAGAAATGTTTGAACCCACTTGAAGGTTTGAAGTGGTCACGAGACCCGTGGTTGTGTTTGTGAATTGTATCGTATTGGAAGTCGTGTTGCCAGTGTCTGTGACTTGTTGGAGAGTTTGAAGTTGAGTTAACAAATTAGTGGGCAAAATCTTTTTGAGGTCGTTGTTTTGGTCGTTAACATAAACATAGTTGATGTCCGACTCATCGGCGACGATGGCGGCGTTAGGGATATCACTTGCACGACCGATACCTGTCACAAAAACACCACCGTTACTTTGGTGTACCTTTGTCACGACACCAACATTCTGGATGAGATCGTTGTTGAAGGGTTTAACATTTGAGAGGCCACCAGGTAGAGTGTTACTCACGTAGACTGTCTCACCTGCGAGGAACGTATCTGTGACAACGCTGAGAGCTTTACCGTATGCGACGGCGGTACCCTGTTGTCCGGCTGTTAGGGTCTGATTCGAAAGACCGATACAAGGCATCGTCGTGGCACTATCAGATTGGGCAAGACCGACGTTAAGGATGTTTGAATTGTGCGTTCCCTTCACATAAACGGCATCACCCGGGTCAATATCGACACCGGCATCATTTCGAATTTTGATGTATGTGTGCAACGGAAACTCATTGATCCAATCGTTACCGTCGTATACGAGGATGTGGTCGGACTCTAGTGCGTCTATCGTGACACTGTTAAGCTGGTCCAACTTGACTTCAACATTCGATGTGAGATCTGTGATGAGAGCCGTTGTGGGATGGTTTAGGGTGAGAGTACCATCAGTGGTTACATTCGAAGACGTGTACACATTTCCAACAACGTGAAGGTTAGAGGTTGGGTTCACCGTTCCAAGTCCTATGGACTTGTCCCCCACATCTACATGTAAGGTATCTGTACCAACAGTGAGGTTCGAGCTTACATACACATTACCAACAACGTGAAGGTTGGCTTTGGGAGTCTTAGTGTTCACACCCACATGACTCGCTTCGGCGTCGACGTGAAGGGTCTCGGTGTCAACGGTCAAATTAGAAGACACATAGACATTACCCACGACATGAAGTTCGGCATCTGGACTTTTAGTTTTGATACCAACTTTGTTTCCACTCGCGTCCACGTGGAAAGTGTCAGTGTCCACTGTCAGATCGGAGCTCACATAGACATTACCCACGACATGAAGGTTGGCATCGGGAAACTTGGTCTCGATTCCTACGGAATTGGTTGTGGAGTCCACATGAAGGGTGTCTTCGTTCACAGTCAGATTCGATGACACATAGGTATTACCAACAACGTGAAGGTTGGCTTTAGGATACTTGGTGTTCACACCCACGTGACTCGCCTCCGCATCGACGTGAAGGGTCTCAGTATCCACGGTCAGGTTTGAAGAAACGTAGACATTACCGACAACGTGGAGTTCGGCATCCGGACTTTTAGTTTTGATACCTACGCGTTGTGTAGAAGCCTCTGCGTGAAACGTGTCAGTAGCGATAGTCAGATCATCTGATATGTAAGTGTTACCAACGACGTGAAGATTGGCATCAGGATTCCTTGTCTCAATACCAACCCTCTTGCTCACTGTATCCACATGTAGAGTGTCTTCGTCTACAGTCAAATTAGAAGACACATAGACATTCCCCACGACGTGGAGTTCGGCATCCGGATCTGTCGTCTTGACACCCAATTTATCTCCTACGGAAAGTATATCACTCGCGTATGCGTTGCCATTTACGACGAGAATATTAGAACCAAACTCATCAACATACAAGTTTGAACCCACATCGAGGGTGTGCATTGGATTTGTATTGATCACACCTACGTTCGCTTCTGTGTAGAGACGACCGTACACGTGTACATTGATGTCTTCACTCGTGAGAGGTGTGATGACATTACTATCGGCACTACTTTCGGTAAAACCCAAGACAATTTCCTTGGAGGATTCTAAAAATCCGACGGTAACATTGGATTGGGGACGTGTCATGATGAGACCTAGATCAAGAGTTGTATCCCCAGAAGTATTGTTTTGACCCAATTCTATGATGGCATCCTTAATTTTAAGATTTTCTGTGGTGATAGATGTCACACCCCCATTCACAGTGAGATTACCATCTAAAAGAATACCACCCGAGACAACGAGAACATTTGAACCTGTATCGTCTATGTACACATTCGAACCTACACTCAATGTGTGACCGGGTAAGGAATTGGCTATACCCACTTTTCCATCAGTGACAAAACTTGTATCAGGACCTGTAAACTGTAAAACATTTGAAGTTACATTACCACGTTCACTCGTAGCTTGTAATGTTTGACCACCGACAAGATTCGATGCACTTTCACCCGATTCGGACAACTCACCTGTTTGGCGATTATACATCATCAATACAATATTCGTATCTGAAAAATCACTTCTGAAACGAACGGGTGACATATAAATACTTCCACTGTTCGGTGTGGTCACCAGTGTATTACTGGCATTAAAAACGATCGTATTTTCCGCCTGAACATCCGAGTCAGGCACGTGTTTACCGAAACGAATTTTGGTTGAACGTTCCACCGTCGGTAAGTTCTTGACCATTTAATATAGCTTGGCATTTTAATTTGCATAGATGAGTCCCGCCATGCCATTCTCGATACGTAAGATGTTGTAGTTAACAGCGTATATAGGATCGTTGATAGGCATAGTTTCACTCATGATCTTCGCTGAGTCGAGACGACTGAAATTGAGTGTACCTGTTGGTTGGAGGGAACTCGTCGACAGACAAAAACAGTACAAAAAGAAGTCTGGTGAAGTCACAAAGTTTGTGTGATAATAGTTCATCACATCTATAAAGTGTGGTTTACCCCACCTATAATTACCGACATCAAGACCGTTGATGTTCAACTTGACTTTATTTGTCGGTGATGTGAGTGCACCATCTATGGTTGTGTCAGATGATGCGAGGTATTTCACGGGGTGATTGAACGTGAGATCTTGAATGACAGTTCCAGACGCGATATTTTTTTGCACCTGTGTGATGAGAAGATCGTGTTTACGAGTTGCAATATTTCCACGTTCTTCATTGTCGAGATAGTAATAGTTTGCGTAACATTCTACGTTATAATTCGACGCAGCTGTTGCCCAATGAATGCGAATTTCGACGTTATGATAGTTGAGTGCTACTAGGGGGAGAGCACACTGAGGTCCTTCACAGAAGAAAAATCGAAGGGGATAAAAATAAGAGCGAGCGCTCACACCTGGGTGTGTACCGTTCGCACTCTTTGAGACATTTTGAGCGAACGTATCGATGGCAATCTTTTCAGTGAAAATTGCATCTTGACTATCTATGAGAGAGCCACCGATATACAGCTCAACTTTATCGATGATGGTATCCCAACGCTGAATATCGAGCGCTTGGCTAGTATCATCGAGAGTGAAATATACATAACCGAGAAGGTCGCCAGAACGTTCGAATTGAACGCTGGACATAGAATTGTTTTTCACAGGTCCATGGATGACTTGTTTTTCGATGGACTGTGAAAAATTAGCATGTCGTTTGAACGTCGAGCTAAAGAAAGATATTTCGG